GAAGACTCAGTCACATTGACTTGGGAACTCCGGCAGGGTGAAATAAACGCGATGCAATCCTTCCGCAATTCGCAGATTTGGATCATCTTGTTTGCTTTTGCCTGCTCTTCTTCTTTACTCTTGAAGGCACCACCCTGAAGGAGGAAGCGAATGTCGCTGTCTACAGGATCGGCAAACTTGTTATAAGAAGTTAGGATGTCTCCTAGAGGTGCATCAAATACTCCGATACCGGTGTAGTCTAGACCACCCAGTAAGGTATACTTGACGTTACCTACCAGGTTGAACTTGAGGTCTTTAGATTCTTGACCCCAAGCACCAGCACCAGAAGTGATAGGTGCAAACCCAGCACTAAATCCAGAAGCAATAGGTGACGTGTTGTTGAAGTTGTCGGTGCCGTTCACCAGCGAAACACCTGCCCAGAGGAACTCAGAGTTCTCAGCAATGTAATTCTTGTAGTAAATCTGACGACCACCAGCAACTTCAGCGTCACTGGACTTAGACAGGTTACTGAACTTCTCCAGAACGGAACCTACATCACCAGTTACTTGACCACCAGCATCAACAACTACAATGTGAAGGGCATCATTGTTGCCATCACGGTTTGAAGTATAGTTGCTGGTCTGAGGGCGGTTCAGAACAGAACGCCAAGGCAAGGTCACCAGATCAGTACCACCGTCAGCAACGCTGGTCAGAATGTTCTGGGAGTTATACCAATCCACAGAAGACGCTGTTTGCCCCATGGCAACAGTGTTTCCGGAACTGTTTACAAAGTTCAGGGGACTACCAGTCTTGAACTCACGTTGGGAGTTTTGCTGATAATCAACAACAGTTTCAGTTCCTGCAACAACCGTGCTAACAACTCGGATGTCGATTGTTGTGGCAGTCTTGGCAGTAACGATACCTTTCAGGATGCCTGTTGCATCAGTCACCGTGCCCAATCCAACAGTTTTCCCTGTCAGATGTTGAGTAACACCCATACCAACGGTCACGTTGGATGCAATGGTACCAGTTTGAAGTGTAGGGGTAACAGTCTGGTCAGCGAAGTTATCAATAACTGCGACTTTTACTTGGTTTGACCAAGCACCAGGGTTCTTAGCAGCAAAGTACCAGTGAAGATCGTCTGCTTGATTGTTGTAATAATCGTCCTCATTTTCAACCAAAAGGTTGGTGGTATGAGCGTAACCAGCCGCTGCGTTTGCGTTTACAAGGTCTCCACCCTTGCAACGTACCACATCTAATTTTCCTCCATATGAGAGGAAGTGTGATGCGGAAAGAAAAACCTCATAATGATAATCTGACTTTCCAATTCCCGGTTGCCCGAAAACATCAACGAGTTCTTTCTCGTTATTGATACGAGTAATCTCGTTTACGGGTCCTTTCCGAAAGGGACCGACAAAACCTGCTACGACGTTGGTTGTAAAATCAACGCCACCACGAGTTAGGTCAACTTCCCGTATAGAAATACCCGGAGATGCTAATCGAAGTGCCATTCTAACTCCCTGTTGTCCCTACGATGACTAGAGATATTTATGGAATTGCTTATTTAGTGGGACTTTAGGAATGGTACTCCCACATGTAAGAGCGATCTCCATACTCATCAGTCTTCCAAATCGTACCATCTGACTCAACAGTCTCCCCACCCATCTCATCAAATCCGTCGCATACAAAACCGAAAGGTGCCATGTCTTGCTCAATAGCATTCTTCTGTTCTTCATATATTTTCTTACGAACATCCTGGTCCGTCATCTCCTTGAAATAATCTTGAGCAACTAACCAGGCAAAGATAACCAGGCACATAGCAAGATCATCATTACAACCTTCCTCTGCCTCAAACGACTGCTTTTTCTGGATAAACGTTGTCAATTCTGCAATGATGTTGTAGTCGCAGAAGATTAGTTTGTCATCCTCAACCAGAGTTTTGAGGTTAGAGCAACCCACCTTCTTGGTGACCTGACTCATCTTTACACCCAACTGAGTCTTGACACCAGAGAACCCAGAACCAACTTGCTGACCTGCACGCCCACGCATTGCAACCATCAACAGGTTTTCATACTCCAAGTCATAGAACAAAATAGATGCCACCTGGTCACCAATGTCATTGACCTCTGCCAGGACATGTGCGTTGTTGTATGCCCTACCCACTTCCTCAATAATTGATGGGAAGATCATGGGTTTGATTTCATTGTCCCTATAAACACCGACAATTTTATATGGATACTCTGTGATATCAAAAACACAGAACGTGCTATAGTCTTTGCCTACACCACGTGCAACGTCAACTGTAATAACGTACTCATGTTTTTCACGTGGAGTTTCATATAGAGATAACTTGCCATTCCTTTTCACTGGGTCTTCAAAGACCAGTGCTTTCAGTTTTGATGCTGCTATCAGAGTATCAACAGATCCTAGGAATTCGCACTCAAACTCAATCTTGAACTGTTGCTCTGACGTGTTAGCAATGGTTTGCTTTTTCCACTTAGCATCTCTTCCTGGCACTTCAGACCAGTGCACTTCCGTGGGAACATATTCATTCTTACCACGCTCAGCATCATGCCACATCCTGTAGAAGTGGTTCATGCCATGAGGCGTAGATACAATAATTACTTTGGAAGATTTACCAGATGAGATTGTAGGATATACCGACGCAAAGAAATCATCTGCCAAGTGGTTTGCCACAAACGCAAACTCGTCCAGGAAGATGATGTTGAAAGACATACCTCGAACAGCAGATGCTGAGGTAGATGCAGCAATGATCTTAGAACCGTTCTCCAGTTCCATAGATCCTTTGTTCCAAGCTATGATGCCTTGCTGCATCCAGCGCGGCAGGTTTTCGTACGCCAGTTGTAATCTGCCGAGGAGATCTCTAGCTGTTGCCGCTTTGTTTGCGAGGATTCCGATGTTGACGTTATCATTGAAGATCGCGTAGTGGAGAAGAAACGATACAACAGTGGTAGACTTTCCAGTCTGCCTAGGCATCTTGCATATATTGAATCTATGCTTATGAAAATTTCTGATAAGTTTCTTTTGAAACTTATACATGTTGAACGGGACAAGACCTTCGTCCACGTTGACAATTCTTATGTACTTTTCTGTAAAATAAACAGGGTCATTTTTACATCGAACAAATTCGATGATATTTTCTTCGGTAAACTCTTGCTTAGTGTTTACCTTTTTTAGATTGGGATTACCAAGATATACGTCACTCCCAGCCATAAATTACCTTCCTCGACTCTCAATCATGAACTGACTGAATGTCTTTAGTTCTTTAGATTCTTTCTTCCAACTAGACTTGCCAAAAGCAGCCGCAGTGTTTCCAATTGCGTACTTACCAACTTTTCCTGCAACAACTGCGGCCTTTCCTGCAACTTGTGCTGCAGCACCAAGTTTGCCAGCAACTCTCTTCGCCTTGACATAATTTTTCTTTGCGGTGTAATTGGTAGGTCCGCCAGTCTTTTTCTCAGGTGCTCTCTTCGCAAGTGCACCACCTTGAGCAACTCTATCAGTACCTGCCCCAGAAGGGGGACGGTTTTGATTCGATCCAGCACTAGAAAGTTTCTTTTGTCCTCCTGAAACGGAATCCGATGAAGAAGAAGAACCAGAAATTTTCTTTTGTCCAGGAGTTACATCACGGACCTTCACCTTCTTCACACCCATGTCTACTGCCTTGCCCCCAGCAGCACCAACACGCTTGCTACCACTAGAGCCACCAACCTTATTAGACTGATTGCCTTGTGAATTACTTTTGACAAGACCGCCACGCTTGGCAAGGGCACTGGTTCCTACCTCCTTCTTTCCTGAAGATTTTGCTGGTGTATTGGTAGATGTGTTGTTGGATTTATTGGCACGTGCTTGTGCTTGCTTCCTTACCTGTGCCGCCTTTTGTGCAGCACCAGGATTTTTATTCTGGTAATCTTTGAACTGGTCATCACTCATGCGAGCGAACGCATCACCAGGCGCTTCGTAGATAGGTTTCCTGAAAGACATAGTGATACTAATTGTCCGTATTATTTAGTAGTCCTTTCTTGATCATTTTTTGTAGTTCACTTGTGCTACCTACAAACAAGGCATTGTTAGTGACGTTTTTGGGACCTTCCTCTGCATTCAGATCCTTCATTTTTTTCTGCAAGTCAACGATCTTATCAGTGACATCACCCACGTGTTTGATCAACTGACCAGCAACTTCATATGCTCTAGGATGCTGAGTATCCATACAGACATCAAGGATGCCATTTACTGCTTCTTGCCCCTTCTCAACTAAGTTATAGAGTTGGGCACGAGAGTATTCATAATCCTTATCGCCGTCGTCAGGTCTCAGTTTCTTTGCGATTGCTTTTGTTTCTTTTACAATCTCAGATTTAGTTTCTAGTGCTTTGTCGATAGCATCAAAATTTTGACTCATACATCAGTACCAGTTTTGGGACTAAACGATTTTCCATCTGCATCAAAGAATGATCTAGATTCACTGAAACCGAATGTATCCCCAAATTCAATTAGGTCATTATCAACACTATTTACCAGATTGATTACATCGTTTTCTGCATGAGCAACAATATTTGTATTATATACACCTCTTTGAACAATCAAATTATTAGAATCAATTTCTTTGATTCGCATGACTTCATTGTTTATTTCAATGTATGCACCCACTGTGTACTGTGATCCATTTGCTACCTTGATAAGAGTTTTTATTTTATCGACGGCGGCAGTAATTTTTCCCGATTGATCGTCATTATAATCTTTGGCTGCTTGGGGAACAACGGTGTATCTCTGTTCCCTTGGAGCACGCAGAGCGGAAGAATAATCCACTTGAACTTTTTTGATAATTCCATTTTCGTCCGTAGGCACTTCTTGATAGAAATACGTCTTCGCTACGAAATCAAGATCATATTGTATAAATCTGCGTGTTGAATAGTCTCCCTCATACTCATCAACAAACCCAACGTTTGTTAGAGTAAAAGGAACATCACGCTTCTCACTTACTCCTTCAAGCATGTTGATAGTCACGCTGTAAGAAGGTTGGAAAAATGGTAAAATTTGTTCAATGATTTGTAGTGCATCGTCCTGCAGTTTTGCTGCAAAGCTCAACCTAAATCCCAAGTCATATGGGACAGGCATATACATCTTCTTTACTTTAGACTTTGCTGTCGGTGACAGCATTGTAAACTTTTGAATAGGAGATGCTTTTCTACTTGCGTCGTAGACGTATGATGTCAACTGAAACGACAATCTAGGTAGACTGATAGCAATATTGTCATCAAAGTTTGGTTGCTGTTCAATCCGTGCAAGGAACCTTTGAATAGGTCCGTATGCAATGGGAACTTTGATTTGACTAATACTTTGTCCGTCAGTGCCATATTTTTTGACGCTGATATTATTGAATAGTGTGCCGAAAGCAATTACGGTTTTCCGAATTGTTTCATTGTAAAAGTAATTGCCAACCATTACACTTCACCAAAGGGGTTTTTCTCTGTAAAATCTAAGATGCTATCTGCTTCGTTCTGAATAGTATCTCCCGAGTTATAACTAGGAGCGAAGTCGTCATCATTATAATCGATGGTATTTAGACGATACGCACTTCCTTCGTTATCCACGATGAGTTCTCCCACAAGGAAGTCGCCACTCAGATTGCGTGCTTTGAGGGTAAGATTTGGGGCATCCCAAGAAGTAACAAATGCAGTGCTGAAACTGGATTGACCCTTGATAACTTCTCCATAATTGAAAGTACCAACCCCAACTGTGCCTGCTGCCCCCACAGTAATTGTGGGTGTAGAAGTGTATCCAGAACCAGCATCAGTGATACGAATAGTATTCAAGCGACCTAATGTATCTACGACTGCAAGTGCCTTGGCAATATGTCCCCCAGAAGGAGGTGCATTGAAAGTAATTGATGGAGGATCAGATTGAATATACTCTGATCCAACATTACCTATAGTAACTGGACCAATACCTCCAGTGGTAGAGATAGCAGCTCTTGCGACTGCACCAGATCCTCGACCATCCTCAGAGATGAATTGAATAGTGGGAGCTGCAGTGTAACCTACACCAGGATTAGTGATAAAGATGTCACTAATATAAGTTGATTTGAATTGACTATTACCTGTAGTGCTAGTGATAGCAACTGCAGTTGCAGTTGTTCCTCCTCCTACAGGGGGAGAGATTTTGATTGTAGGGGCAGCACTCCAACCGGTACCACCATTCAATAGATCAATGTAACGAATACCAGTGGCAAGTCCTACAGTTGCTGATGCAGTGGTTCCAACATCTAGTAAAACAAATGTGGCATTGTAACCAGCAGTCTTGAAGTCATCATCAATTACACCGACTCCAGTTTGGATGACTTCATCCTCATACTCGAACGGTTCAACAGTCAGAGTGTACGTATAGTTTTTACGTAGTTGATAGAAGTTACTAACATCATCAACATACTTGATCTCCATCAAGAGATCTCTATACGGAAAATATAAAAGATCACCTTCATAAGGACGTATAGGTGCATTTGTCAATCCACGAGCACCACTCATCAACGGTGTGATATAATTTAGATAGCGAGTTTGAGAGATGACAACCTTCATCTCTGCAGTGGTACGAACTCCAAATTTTGTTAGTAAATTATATCCAGCATCAAAACCTTCGTAAGATTCAATATACCCTTCAATAGGAAACGATTTGGTAAACTTAGAAGAAGTTACCTCCCTCATAATAGTTTTAGTGTTGACAAAAATGCGAGGCAGATAAACGAATTCTACCCCATACATTTTGATCTGTTCGTCTATCAGATCTTGTACGAGGTTTTGTTCAGCAGGTGTGCCTTGTTGAAAGAAGGGGTTTAGTGCCATTATCCAATCAGATCCAGCGGAGGAAGTTCATATTCAAGTGCCATCTTATCTTCCAATGCTTGGATTTCTCCAAGAGCATCTTCATAGATTTGTCTGCCATTCAGCTCAACACCACCTGGCAATTTCACACCTTGGAACTTGATTAGGTTTTGTCCCCACTGCTTTTTGAGAAGAGCAGTAAAGTAACGTTTCAGGAAGATATCGTTATATACTTTTGGGAAGTCGTTGGGGTTCAAAACCCTATAGCAACGGATAATGATGTAATCATTCTCCTGCATACTATTACCATCAACATCCAGATAGAGTCTGTTCTGCCGACGATTGAAACGGATTGCTTTTTCAGGATGTAAAATATGATCCAGGTCTTCCAAATATCTTTTAGTCATTGTGTATCCCATCAGTTCCATTGAACTGAAAAAATACACGTCGTTCAGCATCAACTGATAATTGATGTTGAACATGTTCGTCGAGATTAGACGATTGTCCAGTTTGAAAACTCTTTCGATCCCAATAACCGCGTCAGGAACCTGGATGAAATTCTGGTTCTCCTCAAAACTAAAGGTGGTAACGCCAATTCCAGTAATATTTGCTGTACCGGTACTGGTAGTGATACCAGTTGACTTATCTTCTGCCCTAGCACGAGTAGCATCGAGAAAGTCCTGCGTGATCTTATGCTTTAGGTACATCAATTCTACGCCATCCATATGGCGATTTTGATAAACCTGAATGGCATCATCCATCAGATCTTCAATTTGCTCATCAGCAACGTTGATTTCAAGGACTGGAGCACCTAGTTGACGCCTAGCGTAACCGACTAACTCCTGTCTTGTAGATGGGTTCGCCATTTATTCCAAGACTTTTTTTCTATTTAGTTACGTCTTACAACGACATCTATCTCGTCACCTACAGTTGTGCCATTAGTAATTGATACAATAGTATCTCCAAATGACCAATCTGCTGCTCGAAGTAAAACCCCATTTAGATATACTTGAGCGTTTATGTTGGTAATATTTGAATCGCTAGGAATAAATGTTGTCTGCCCTTCAGTTGCAGTATATTGATCTTCTGAAGTGTCCCCACAGATATCAATTTGATCCCCAATCGTACAACCAGTTGCAAGAACAATAGTTGTTCCCGTGGTGAAGTCTGTAGTTTTTCGTAACTTTATACCATTCAAAAATATTTTGAAGTTTTTCTGTGCAGCAACATCACCTGAGATTGGGAATTCTGTTTGACCTTGTGTTGCAGTAAAGGATTCTTGATCGAGAGTGTGCCCGTAATGAACTTGAATTTGAACATCATCCCCGACTGTAGCACCTTCTGTCAAGGTAACCGTACTTGTAGATGATGTACTAAAGTCAGTACCTCTACGTTGACGAATACCATTGATATATGCTTCTACAGTAAGTTGTTTATTTCCATCATTGTGAGCACCAGGTGATGTGAACGCCGTCTGACCTTGAGTGGCAGTTGTGGTTCCAGATGAAATAGATGTGGCAGAACCAACGCTGACGTTGGTAAGACCAGAACCATCACCAACAAATTCATCAGCATTGATTGTGCCTACAGTGGCAATTCCAGTGACTCGTAGTTGAGAAACTGTTGCTTCACCAGAGACCTTACCAAAACTACCAATACCAGCATAGAGTTTGCCAGTGTTGGGGTTGTAAGTAAGACCGTTGGTCTTTATCTTTTGATATCCAGTTCTATTGTCTAAAAATCCAACGTGGTGCCATTGGTTACCACCGTCAGTTGCAGTATCTACCTTGTTTGCACCGCTGGAAATACCAACGATAGTATTACTTACACTAAAATTTGTTGCTTCAAGCGTGGTAATCGTAGCGATACCACTAAGAATGTTGCCGGTGCTTATACCAACTTCGCGTACAGTAACACCTGCCCCAACACCAGCGGCAATAAAGACTTTGCCGTCCGCTGTGTTGATTGCAAATTCGCCAAGTTCTAGGCTTGTTGGATAGTGTGGGACCTTGCCAGCAATCGCTGAGCGTTTGACCCTAATATTCGGAGATGACATTCACGTAGTCGCTATGTAGCGATCATCTAGTTAGATACTGAGAGTATATACTCTCGCGTAGGAGTATTTAGGTGTTATAATTAGTAGGAAGGTTACCATAATATGAAGACACTCGTTGTACTAACTGGGCCTCAAGGATCGGGAAACCATCTATGGTCAAAAATCTTTTCATTGCACGATGATGTCTATGGGTGGAAATCTTTGCTGACCAATTATTGGGAAGCACATAGATTTGCAGAACCTTTTGCAGAATATTGGAGAGACCCCAATAAATTGCAATCTTTCGATTGGTCTCAGTCGGAATATTACTTTACCTCTATTAGCGTCCCCCTCGGCATCAAAGAAAAAGGGACCCACTGGTGTCCAAACGTATTGCAGTTTTGCAAGTCTGCCGAAAATATGGGGATCAAAACTAAAATAGTTGTAATTGGTCGTGATCAAAACATACTTCGTAATCAACAACAGCGGTTGAGGGGTGAACTAACCACCAAGTATTTCTTGGATCAAATGCCCAAATTCCCCAACCCAACTTTTCTTAGTTACGAACTCTTATATCTTTACAAAGAAGAGTATCTAAAACACTTAGACATTGGTATCCCAGTTGCATGGTATGACAAACGTGTAACTGAAATTTTGAAGCGAGATGCTAACGACAAGTATATTCAATATGTTGCAGACAATCCTTTGGATGATTGCAATAAAACTGGAATTCCTTCTCCATTAGATCCTTTTGCTGAAGGATCTACAGGACCACAACCAGAAAAACCATCTAAGTGTTGTTGATCACTTACTTACAACCTCAAATTTAGTAAAAAAATCATCCATTCCATCAAGCAGAAATGTATTATCGAAATCTTTCCAATAATATTCACCATCAATTAGTTCACGATTTTCTTCAGGAACAAAATTACCTTCGTGTTCAATTCTTCCTATAGGTAAACTTTGATTTTTCTTGTAGTCTATAGGGGTTCCCCACTGCTCAGGAAGACAACCAAATACTTTAGGCCAATAATCATATTGATACTGAAGTATTTTTTTTAGTTTATAATATAAATCATCTGGCATATCAAATGAATCAGTATTCCATTGATCAATCAAAAGAGTATATCTAATTGCTTTAGATCCTCTATCAGGAGAGTAAGCATTATCATATAAATTTATATCTTTACCAATAAGATTTTCTAATCGACTAAGTTGATTTTTAGTATCGTTCTCCCATATATCTTCCATAACAAAAAATTCAGTTTTACCATATTTTCTAGTGACATCTATAATATCACTGTAAGGTAAAACTTTTTTTGCATAGAATTCTAAGTAATTTTCTACGGTATGATGTAAACTTTTATCAATTCTAAGGAGATCTGCATTGTCCCAATGCCAAACATGTTGTGAAAATAGTCGTCTAACTGGATCTCTAAAAATTCCTACTTGAGTAACATCAAAATGTTCTTGTAGTCTTTGTATAAACTCTTTGTACAAAGGCAGTCCTACTGTTTTATCGTTTATCGGAAGAATATTTGAGTTTGACCAATCTGCAAGTATCTTGCCCTCATCTGCATGTTTTTCCCAAATGGATTTATAAAAATTGATATAGTTTTCTATACAAGTATTAGGATCTTCAAGAATATCAAATGCTTTATCTGGCACAAAAATATTTTGATCATAATTATCTTCACCATACCTGGCCTGTTTGACACGTGCTAAATGTAATTCAAAAGTTTTCTCCCATCCCCTACGGTCTTTGGCTCCTTTCCCCCAGTTTTTAGGATCTTTGTAATAATGTTTTTTCCAGATCAATTCAAAATAATGCATCTCTTTTTGAGTACCAAAAAGTAGATGTTCTTTTAGGGAATTGAATAATGGAGTTGTTGCTGCCCATCCATAACCAACAAATAGTATAAATTTAGGTTTCATTTTTTTATACAATCACTTTACTAGTTATGACAATAATTTTGACCATCAATCTCTTCATAAAACTCTGGATAAACAAAGTTCTCTTTGTGCTGTAGTCTCCCTATCGGTAAACTTTGATTCTTCTTATAGTCTGCAGGACTGCCCCAAGTTTCAGGCAATTTGTCATACATTTTTATCCAATCTTCGTACTGAAAACTCATCATTTTTTTGAGTTTATAATATAAATCATCTGGCATATCAAATGAATCACTAGTCCATTGGTCTACTAGGTTACTATATCTAATTGCTTTAGATCCTCTATCAGGGCAGTAGGCATTGTCATATAATTCTACTCTATCAACATCAAGAAGTTTTTGTAGTCGAGCAACTTGGTTTTCAGTATCAGATTCCCATACGTCTTCCATAACAAAAAATTCAGTCTTACCACAAGACATGGCAGTCTTGATAAGTTTGGCATAAGGAATCTGATGTTCTATGCGATGTTCAAACCAATCTTTTATACTACGTTTACCTATGGGAGCATCTACTAACTCAGCGTTGTCATAAAGCCAACACTCGTTTGAGAAAAACCTCCTAACAGGATCTCTAAAAATTGCTACTTGAGTAACATCAAAATGTTCATTCAGTTTTGATACAAATTTTTTATACCATTCAACACCTTTCTTCCCATGTTGTAGACATTCAGAAGTGGTATTTGTAAAATCTGCCAGTGCTGTCTGGTTGCAACTCTTCTCTTCCCAAAGGCACTTGTAAAAATCAATATATCTCTCGATAGTAGGATCATGATGCTCTATGATACTCAATGCTTTTTCTGACACATCGTGCTTCGATATAGCATGAAACTGTATCTCACCCTCTCTAAATTTTCTTATTCTTACCTTGAGTTTATCTAAAGATTTTCTCCATAAATGATCATTTGTGAACTTGTAAAAATTCCTTTCAAACAACATCTGGGGATAAAACCATTCCTTCTCAATGCCGTAGAGTAAATGTTCTTTGATAGATGCAAACAGTGGAGTTGTTGCTGACCACCCTACTCCAAGAAACAAAATAAATTTAGGTTTCATCCTTTCACAAGCATCATACTAATTTAGGAACGGTTGCATTACAATAAATACAGTGTATAACCATAAGTCAATAAGGCATGAAAAAAGTACGTTGGGTACATGAACCTATTGAGCTTTTTCGTCGTACTGCTGAGAAGTTTGCTACTGAAATTGAGCGACTTGCCCCTGGGGAGTTTGAAGTTGAAATTCTGACCCTATCCGAGTTTGCTACACAGTACAACGAAGGCGTAGCAGTTAGCAGGAATGATTTTATTACTCTCATCCGAGAGGGTAAGTTGGAGATGTGTCAGGTATATACGTCCAAGTTGGCTGAACTCAATTCAGATTTGAGAGTTCTTGATATGCCTTATTTGTTTAGTAGTTATGTTGAGGCAGGTAACGCCTTAGCGGGTCAAGTTGGAATTGATCTTTTGAAAGGACTATTCGACGGTGAAGATGCTGTAGTTAGGGGTCTGGGATATACTTTTGCTGGTGGATACAATATGATTCCTGCTACTAAAGAAATCGATACAACCGATGATCTGTTAGGGGTTTCCATTCGATGCGACGACAACGAAATTGCTAAAAAAACTTTTGAAGCAATTGGTGCTACTCCTGTTGCTCTTGAAGTAGAGCAGATCAAACAAGCCGTCACAGATGGCACCGTCGCTGCTGCAGATGCTAACTACACTCAGTTCTTCGCCAATGAAGGCGATGATGTCATGAAGACTCTCAATGATACACGACATTCTATGAATGTTGCAGCTATTGTTTGTGGCAAAGCGTTTTGGAAGTCTTTGGATAAAAGTTCTGGACTTCGTGGCAAAATTGCAGACGCAGCAATTCTTACCGCAGAGGCGGAACAAGAATGGTCTGTTGATGAAATGTTTGACCTTGAGATCAAGTGCACGAATGAAGGAATTACCGTCAACAGAATGACTACTGATGAGCGTACTGCATTCATGCAAGCTACTGCTGGATTGTATGATACGATTTCTCTTCCTGCGGGAGTGGCTGATCGTATTCGCGCCTATGGTACCGATGCAGAAGAGTAAACTTCTACATAAATTTTGATTTTATAGGCAGGCATAACGCCTGCCTTTTTTATGTCTAATTTGAGACTCTATCCCAAAAGTAAGTATCAATATATTCAGTGCTGTATAATCCTATGTGATTAGTAAAGTCCACATATAATTTATCATCAACTTTACGGTAAGTTCCTTTTTTGATATTTTCCTCACGTATCCCCGTTATGGGCAGTGAGCAATTCCGTTTATAATTTACTGGCACTCCCCATCCTTCAATATTCCAACCTTCGTAGTGGTGACTCATAATATTTTTATACTCATAATATTGTTCGTCAGTCATATTGAACTGATCTGATGACCATTGATCTTTTTGATATTGATATCGGACTGCTTTGTTTCCTCTATCAGGATAATATAAGTTTGGAGCAAACTCAGTCTGTCCAAATAGATCATTCAGCAGTTGTGTTTTTCCTGCCCATACCTCCTCCATGATTAGAACATGTACAGGACATACGTTTTTTGCATTTTCAATAACTTTATGGTATGGTTGTAAGTCTGCAAATTTTATTTTTGCTGCAGAATGAATATCACTGTACTCGTTTTTTATATTACCAAGTATCTTCGAGTAATCATTCCATCCATAGTTCAACCAAGACCATGCTCTCCTTACAGGATCTCTACATACCATAAGAGCACTGACATCAAATTCTTGACTGAGTGCTTTGAGTAAGCGTTGTGTAAAATCAGCGTCTAGTTGATAGTTACTATTAGACCAATCAACTAATACATCTCTACCATACCCTCTATAGTCCCACAGATTTTTGTAATAATCAACATATTTCTGTATAGACCAGTTACTAAAGTCTGGAAAGGATGTTACAATTTCCCCAGAGTCTGAACCAAGTCTATGGTACCAGTAGATTTTTTTCTTACACCTAGATAATTTTTCTTCATACTCTGCTGTTTCTATCCGTTGCGTCATATCTGCTAAGTGATGTTCTTTAGCAACTCCACTCGTGATATGATTACGAACCATCTTGTACAATGGACTAGATGCAGAAAATGCTGTCCCTAAAAAAAATATAAACTTCGGTTTATTCATGAAAAGACTTCTTATCACAACTGGACCACAAGGATCAGGCAATCACCTTTTTGCAAGGATATTTAGTTTACACCCAGAAGTTGTAGGGTGGGATTCTCTCAAAGATAATTACTGGGTTCCTAGTGATGAAGAACCTTTTGCAAAATATTGGGTAGACCCGGACCTGCTAGAATTTCCTGAAGGAGATTTTTTTCTAGCAAATGTAAGTGTTCCTTTCTTCTATGATGGTGTTAGACAGGTGCCTAAAATTTCGGCAGTTTGTCACCAAGCAATGCATCTTGGTTACACACCTGTAGTTGCTATTATTACAAGAGATCAAAATATAAATGCACTTCAACAAGAAAGAGTTGGTGGAGAAGTAACCCTACCGATTGCCAAAGGTTACTATAAATCCCTCTTAGAGGATCCATATATTGAAACACATTTCCTATCTCACGAATCTTTTTTCTTGTGGAAGGAAGACTATATCAAATACTGTGGGGAGATTCTAAAGTTCCCTGTAACGACCAATGGCATCGACCAGTTTATAACCGGCGATGCCAACGGAAAATATGTAAGTCCCGTCAAAGACCATTGGTTAGACGAGACTATTAGAGAAGGTCGTCAGACCTTCAAACAACGGCAAGAGGTGTAGCCGTGTTCTGGCGGGAGATCTCCAGAAGATCGGAACGCATACGCTCAACAAGAGCAAGAACGCGATCCTGAAGTTCCACACTACCTTCAACCAGACGGCTCAGTGAGCGTCCGCCGAGGTTGCTGTGGAAACCTTCATCCTTAGCGATGGAGGCGTAACGGGTGGAGATGAACGAATCTTCGACACACTCAGCCATTTCAGACCAGACTGCTTCTGCACGACCTTCAGCAACGAGCTGATAGGCAGCGAGGGCAGCAGGATCTTGAGCAGCTTCGTACTTCTCAAGCAGGGAAGCACCCTTTGCTTGAGGCTTACCTGCTTCAGCAGCGAAAGCAGCAGCTACGTCCAGTTCTTCGCCAGTGATATGCTCGATGACTTCCTTGACCATGCGGAAGTGCTTTGCTTCGTCCAATGCCTGCTTGCTAAGAAGCTCCAGGTCGCGAACGTCGGTGCTAGGGTCGGCAGATGCTACCTGACCAGCAATCGCATACATGTTTTGTGCTTCGTTGACCATGCGGCCACGGAAGTGCTCGACGAGGTACTCCTCGCTAGGGGCAGAAGCGAAGAAACGACGGACGTTACTACGGGAAGCCTCAAACAGCTCCCTATTACCTTCCTTGATTTTCTTTACGAAATCGGTTCCAGAAAGCATTGTGGATTTCCTTTCAACGTTAGTATTTAGCATAATGAAAAAAATACCTTAGATGTCCTTGAGAAGTAGTTTCTTCTTTTAGTGATATCAAATTGTATTGGTATTCTTCAGTAATTTTATTTATCTTTTCAATGTTCCAATCATACCATTGTATCTGATCAATATTAGTATTTGCCCAATCATGAGCAATACCTGGATTGACCCTAAAAATAATATCTTTTAGAAACAATTTATCTAACATACTAATCTGTTTATCAATATCTTCTTCAGTTCCGAAGTTGATTGATCCTAGACAGAGAACAACATCAGCAGGTGGAAATTCATACTCATAGTATTCCTCCAGAGACATATGTAAGTGTGCCTCTTTGTTATATGGATCAATACCAACTAACCCCGGTATACGGTCCTTGAGGCGGTTGTAACCACATCCTACATCTAATACACTAGATGGGGATAACTTATTGATATAATCGACTACAGAGTCTCCTGAGTGCTTCAGTTGACCAACATAGTCATCCTTCCAAATGCCGCCAAAATATGACTCCATTATTTTTTAGTTGTTTTACCAACCCCAGTTTTAGGTTCAGGGAACTGTCCTGCATCACTAGGTGCTGGAGGACGAAGTTTATGAATTTCCTCTGCCATCAATTGCATCTGCTGACCCATCAGAGAAATACGTGCTTCATATGCAACTGATCTAGCAGTTTCATCTGACAGTCTTTTCACATAAATTTGCAAAAGATTTTGCAGTTCTTGTTCTTTTTCCATAAAAAAAGGGGGAGTCAACTCCCCCTATATATCAGGTTTTTATTTGACCTTAGAACGTACCACCATCAATGGTGACGTTCTCAAGAGAGCGAGTCGTGCCGGAGCAGGAGATCACTTGAGACTGACCAGCACAGTCATTCACGTAGAGTGAACCAACTTCCAGACCAGCGTAGGTGATGCTACCCAAGACGCCTGAACTCTCACTTGCGTCGCTCGCGAGGGCGAAACGTCCGGCAGAATCATCCCAGAAGACTGCTGCCTTCTTAGCGGATCCGCTGTAGTAGTTCATCACGATACCAACGTCTTTGTTGGTATCAGCACTCAGGTTACCACCGTCTACTTTCTGCAGTTCAAGCAGAACGTCTTCGATTGTGGTGTTGGTTGTGTTGATCTGGGTAGTAGAACCTTCAACAACCAGATCACCGGTAACGGTCATGTTGGTGCTTACGGTTACTGCACCAGTGACTGCGAGGGTAGAACCGTCGTAGGTCAGACCACCGTTGTCTTGGAGAGCACCAGATCCACCCGCGAGCACGACACGACCAGAGGTCAAGTCAGAGACTGTAGCGGAGGACATGACGGTTTCGCCGCCAGTTATGGATGCACCACCGGAACCGCTGATAGCACCACCGACTCCCAGGGTTGATCCGTCCCAGGTGAAGTTGCTGTCATCTCCCAGAGAACCATTTGAACCCGCGATCACGACACGACCGTTGGTCAGATCGGAGACTGTTGCGGAAGAAAGGACGGTCTCACCACCAGAGATGTCTGCACCGCCGTTTCCGTCGATTGCACCGCCGACTGTCAATCCAGCACCCACTTTTGCGGTTGTGGAGTCCAGGTAGGTGTTGGTGGCAATGCCCGTGACGTTGATCGCGGCAAATGTTGCACCAGATCCACCGCCAAGCACGTAGGACTTGACGCGAGACATTGCTGTCTTTTTGTTAGTGCCGCCAGCACCGTCGTCAACAATCAGCAGGTCAGCGTCAACCAGGTCAGCACCGATATCCGAACCGCCATCAATGTCCAGAGAAGTTAGAGGAACAGTGCCTGCACCCAAACCACTACCACTGCTAACCGTACCGGTGACATCACCAGTAAGATCACCAACGAAACCGCCAGTAGCAGTTGCAACACCAGATACCGTTAGGTTACCGGCAGTCTTGAGTGATGCAATGTTTACAATGTCACCCAGTGACTTCCAGGCAACAAACTCAAGTTCGTCACCAACGGTAGCACCAGAAGCGATAGTGACGGTCTGACCATCAACGCCTTGGGTGTAGTCAGTTCCGGTGATCAGGCGAACACCGTTGTGATAGACATCAACGAATCCTTCTTGGAAACCAGAGGCAACGGTGAA